CCAACTTTTTCTCATCAAGTTGACCTTGATCTACTAATTTATTTATAGTTGTTTGAGTCTTCTCAATTGCGGCCTCTACTACCTTCTCAGGTTCAGCAACAGCAAGTGCAGGGTGAGTCATAGTTTTTTCTTCTACAACTTGTACTACAGATTGTTTTGCCTTTAAGATTCCAGCTTCCCAGATCCAATCAACTCCTTCCATGATCCCATTGACAAAAGCGTCAGGGGCAGAAGGGTCTGCAACTATATCAGCTGCAGTTGCAAGCATAAAGTCTTCACCGACAACTTTGTAGCCTTCGCTAGTGTCTTTAAGACTTCCCATTCCTCTTGATGATACTCCAAGAGTAACACCGTCATCTAATAGTGACTGTGCAATCTTACCCATTGGTGTATTAAGGATTTGTGCTTTACCAACAAAATTGGTTCCCTCTTTGTGGAGGTCTACAATCTTGTGTGAAACTCTGTCTAGATTAACAGTAGGGCCTTCGGGATGTCCCAACTCACCAAGAGCACGACCTTTGCCAACAAATGATTCGTTGTATCTGCTTACCTCTTTCTCAAGAGTTTCTACAGGATAAAAACGTCCATTCCTGTTCTTAAGGTTTCCTTGTAAAAAGATTCCCTCAATAAACATATTCTTCTTACCGTCTTTTTCTTCGATAAGAACCTTGGCGGTTTCGATTTCTTCTGTAATGAGTTTCATGTTAAGCCTCAGGTTTTTCTACTTCCTCATCATCAGGTGCATCTACTTCAGCAGTAGGTGCTTCAACTTCCGTTGTATCCTCAACGGAACTAGGTGTGCCGTCTGCTTCCGCAGCAGGCTGTTCCTCAACTTCTGGTTCTAGGTAGGGATTAGTCCCACCAAACATATCAGCAGTAACTGCTGGTGTAACAGTATTGATATTCTCTTGTGACTTAGCATAAAGGATCTCTTTGATCTTATCATGCACATCAGACTGAGCGTTATCAGATGCTATCATGTCAATTAAATCATTATCCATAAGGGTTAATATAGAATTGGATTACTTAATATTTATATTTCTCCACCTTTGGGCATTTCTGGCGCCTCTGTGGCACTACCATCAACCTCTCCTTCTACTGGAGCCCCCATACCCATAGGGTCGGGATTCATTGCCCCGCCTGGAAGTTGTTCTGGATGTACACCCATTTCTAGTTGTTGTACTTCCATAGGATCAGCGACTTTACCGTCTTTGATTTCCTTCTCCATTTGTTTGTCGATTTCGATGATTTCCTCATCCTTCTGTTTTAGAACATGTCTACGAACATATTCAAGTGAGAAATATTTACCAATGTAAGGATCAATAGCAGCAACTACTCCCAATCTTTCATTGATAAGTTCTGTTTCCTTAAGTTCTGCGAAATGATTATCGTATACAAAGTCATATTGTATATGATCTGATAAAACTTCCCAGTCATCTGGAGTAACAATATTTTTTAGAATCAACTGCGTCTTCAACATATCGTTGAATAAAGCAGAGAATCTTTTTCTCATTCTACCAACAAACTTAGTAAACTTAATCTCATCTCTTAGTATCTCAGATGATCTACCTAAGTTAAATCCGTCACCTGATCCAGCAATACGAGATTCTGGAACTCCTAGTGAACGGTATAGTTTCTTTTGGAAGTACTCGATGTCGCTAAGTTCTCCAAGATTCTGTCCACCTGGCAACGTAGTGATCTCAGTACCTCTTCCGCCTTCACGTCGGGGGAGCCAGAAATCTTCGAGCATGGACATGTGTTTTCTGTCATCTCTAATTTCTCCTGTTGATGCGTCATATACTAATTTGTTTCTGTAACGGTTCATTACCTCTTTGAGGTATTGTTCTGCTTTGATCTTTGGTAGATTACCTACATCAATGTAGAATATCCTACGTTCTGGCGCTCTTGATAGTCTGTATATGACAAGACTATCTTCAATCATTCTCAGTTGGTTGAGTGCCTTGATTGATTTGTGTAAGTAAGAAAGAATAGTTTGTTTGTTTCTATCAACTAAACCTGAGTGACAGAATGTGATGGCATCTGGAGCAATCTTTACTGGTCTCTGTTTAGTAGAGAAAGGAGTTTGACCAATAGCACCTAAAGCATTTTTACTATTAGTAGCACTAGGATCATACTGATAATACTCTTCTATCTCAGGACTTTCTATATCATTAACTGTATTTGAATTGACTTGTCTAATTACAGAGTTTAAAGTAGGATCTGTCTTTAACTTTCTTACTAACTTAATTTTAAGTGGATCGATATATCTAACTTCTTTGATGCCTTCTTCTGGTTTTTTTATATCAATTACTTTATGATAGTAAATTCTACCATCAATATACCAGTTTCTAAGTATCTCATGGCACTTACTATCAAAGTCCATGATCTCTTTTATTGACTTAAACTCTTCTCTAACTAATTCTTTAAGTTTCTCAGATGCTGGAAGATTCTCCAAATCGATTTCGACAGGAGAATCATTCTGATCCGAAACTATTGCTTCGTTTATTATATCTTCAATGGCAGAGTCCACTTCTGGATGCAGAGCCATCTCTCTATATCTTTTTATTAACTCAAACTCAGACTTAAATACACCGTCAATATCTACATATTGGCCGTAAAACCCACTCGAAACGTAATAGTCCGAAGAATCCTCTTTATTCTGAGGAACAGGAGAGACGACGTTCTTTGCCTGTTCGTCGTCTTTCTCTATTTTAAAACCAAATAATTTAGCCATTAACTCACTACTACTGGGCTGTCCCAGTTATTTATCTTATATTATAACACAAGTTTTAGATTATGTCTATTGGTTCTGATTGTAACCAGTTAAGAATGAAGATGAATCTTCACCTCTATAAGCATCCCACCACTGGACTTGTAAATCCACTGTGAATTCTTCTACTGAATCTGATTGATCGTACGACAGTTCGATAGCACTTACGTTTGTTGGGAATATTCCGTGGAACTTGTAAGTTTTTAGGACTTCAACTTTAGCATTAGATGCCTTTGCTTTTCCAAGTTTACCTAGATTATCACCAATATACTCACTAGGAGATTCATAATTGGATGTACCACTAAGACCATCTCTACCTAACTGGTAGACATATGCGTTTGTCTGATAATCAACAGGAGTAACTTCTCCAGTAGCATTGTCTACACGGTTGATTCTATTCATCCATGCTTCAAATGCGTTTCTAAGTCTGAACGTAGTATCGTTGATAACGGTAATTGTCCAGATATCGAATGTCCTGTCTCCAGCAATCTTGAGGTTTCTTCCTCTAAAAGGAATATCAATAACATTGATATTTGATGCTGGTAGGTTTGCTGCCTTTACCATAAATCTGGTATCTATAGGTAGTTCCTTATCAGCGATCTCTGACGCTATACCTTCTGGGTAAACTAATTTTACCTCGAATAGGTTGGGACGAGCACCACCACCAACCAACCTAGACCTAAATGAGTCTATGGTTCTTTGATTGACATTGGGTAAATTGTTAGGCATTTTCTTAAAATCCTCTTCGTAACGTATTTAGTAAAATTAAACAGATCCAATCACTTCATCAAAGCTGATGCCAGTTCTAGTTGCAACGAATGTTAGTCCGATGAAGTTAATAGAACGTGCAGGCTTCACGAAGATATCTGCCTTAAAGGTGTTTGCATCAATAACATCAGGTGTGTTATTGGACTCATCACAGACAACTACGAAGTCAGAAATACCTCTCTTAGCCTGTACATCACGAAGATATGGTTCAACAATGTTCACAAAAGCAGTTCTTGTGAGATCATCATTGAATTCAAATAATTGAGCTCTTGCAGCTCTTTCGATAGTTCCTTCTATTGTTAGGAACAAACGACGAACGTTGATTCTATCAAAAGCAGATGCTTCTTTTTGTCCAGTCTTATCACCAAATAGTACAAGACCAGCGCCAGGTGAGAATATAACAGGGTTAATTCTCTTAGGATAAAGCATATCCCTTTGAGCTTGAGATGGATTATATGCAATCTTAACTGCATTATTAATCGTTCCTCTAGTTGCACCAGCTGGTGAGAACCAAGGGAATGAGTTGATGGAAGTTCTTGCCATCAATCCAGCGATGTCACCATTCAGAGGAATATATCTGAATGTGTTATTGAATCTATCAAAGGTATACTTATAACCTGAGTCAAATACGGAATAAGAACTAGAGGTTAAACTCTCATAGAATGAGATAATGTTTGAAGTCTGTTGATCAGAGTTTGTTAAACCAACAACTCCAGCTCTGTAAGGTGAAATACATGCGATGCAATCCTTACGAGTAGTAGCAATTTGGATTAACTTGTTAGCCTTTGCTTGTGCTTCATAGATTGACTCACCACCAGATGGCCCTTGAATTAGGTAATTTACTGAATACTCAGCAGGGTTATCTAATACTGTGTATGAGGAAATAATATCTCCTAACGCACATTTGTAAGAACCAACAGAACCATAATCGTTTCCGTTTGCAAGTGAGAATGTCTTAGCACCAGCACCGTTGAATGTTTTTCCTTGTGCTTCAGATCCCCATGTACCACTATCGTCAAGAGTATAACCACCTAACATGGAATACTTAAGAGCCATACCAGTTTGGGCTGCACCAACGAAAGCATACTGTGAGAAGTTTGCAAGGTAGTTCTTGTAGTAGATATCTGTACTTGGTGATATCTTAGCATCCATTGCCTTTGATAACCCAACCCATTTTTCTACAACTGCTCCAGCTGTACCAGTTACAGATCCATTGTCATCTACAATTAAAACATGGAATTCGTCGTACTTAGAGTTTCTTGATTTAGCATACTCAGTTGTACTTGGTGCCTCTGCAATAGAACTCCATTTGATATTGAGGTTTGTAAGACCTAAAGTTTGTTCGTTGTACCAATCTTTAATAGTGTTACCTTCTCTTAGGTAAAGTCCACTACCAACACCAGACATAACAATGAAGTCGGTGTTTGCAAATGCAACAGTAGCTGCAGTATCCATTGTTATTTCTGGATTACCACCTATCGCAGTTTGAACATCGGTAACATTACCAGTGTAAGTTCCGTTAACTGATTTGATTTGATCGCCAGGAGCAACTTTTAATGCATTGAGATCTTCACCAAAAGAAATAACTGTAGAACCAATACCAATTACGGCTTGGAATCTTGTTCTTTCAATTCTCTGAGCTGTTCCAGCGTTGTTAAAGATTTGATAACGGTTTGGTTGGTTTGCACTTGCAGATTGAGTGAAGTACTCATTGTAGACACCTATGTCATAAGGTTGGAAAGCGTTAGTTGAAGATCCCTCTTCATAATCTGCCACACTCCAGACATCAGTTGTTACGTTATGTTTTGCAACGACCTTAACGTCAATTGATCCGTTACCGATATCAGTAATGATACCCTTGACGTATCCAGTTTGAACTCCTACAGTTCCATCTGTGTTTGCAATACTTGTTGAAAAACCAGCAGTAATAGCATATCC